GGTGGCGATTAAAAGAGTCGTCAACACCACAAGCCTTGTCGGTTCGGTCATCACACTTGGGACCGATGAAGCGGCTGGCACTTCAATAGCGATCACAGCCGACGACACAAATGACTCGCTCAAAGTCGGAGTAACGGGAGTGGCTTCCGAAAATTGGAATTGGTCAGTGATGTTTCACGGGCTCGAAAAAAATCTCTAGGCTGATCAATGGCAACACAGACAATCGAATTTCGCTCGCCGCCATCGCAAACAGTAACCCTTCGGCTGTTTGTGCAGGGAAACGATACGCAAGTCGCGTCGGCATCAGCGACCGAAGCGACGAACCGAAAAGGCACTTACACAGCGGTATTCAGTTCGATCGCAGCCGGCGAATATCAGTTGATCGCAACCATCGGAACGAGCCCGATAATTCCAGTCGCAAGTGGCTTTGTGACCCTCACGCTGACGACGGCGACGTTTTATGCGTATGCAAAAGCCGAGCTAATCACGACGCCGCCAACGGCAGCGGCAATTGCTGACACTACTCTATCGGGACTGACGAGCGGACCTTCGACCGGTGGCAATTGGCCGAACGGATCTTTTGGGAGGCGATTGTTAGTCGGATCGTCGACACAGAGGGAAGTTGCCGTTACGGGGTCAAATCACGTTGCGGCCGATGTTCACGAGTTTCAGCCGGACGCGATCGACTCAGACGCGATTGCAACTTCGGCGATAACGGAAATCGCTGGAGGCGTTTGGTCCGCAGCGTCGAGTGCGTATTCAGCCGCTACCGGCACGATGGGGCTGATAATGTACGCATTCTCGCAGATGCTCGAATTTGTCAGCGTGTGGCGATGGAAGGCTTCGTCTCTGACTCAGGCCCCGAGTGGTGGTGGCGGGACTGGATCGTATGCAATGACCATCACCGCGACCAGTTCGGGTGGTGCGGTATCTGGAGTCAAGTTCCAACTCGTTGGGACCAGCCTGATCGCAACTACGGGAACCTCTGGCGTCGTCACGTTCAATGTCGATCCCGGAACTTACACTCTCAGAACAACTCCACCGAGTAATTGGGAATCGGTTGCTGACTCGTCCGAGACCGTCACTGCATCGAGCGTTTCTGTTACAAAGACGTTGACCGCGATCGCACAGGTGCCAAGCGTGATCCAAGGTGCTCCGAGTGCTAGCCTCGCACTTCGTCCAGCGATGGACCGCAAGAACCCACTGCTCACGCTCGCTTCAGTCGTAGATCACCTGCTGTTGCTGGAGGAGATCAACCCAGCAGAGCCACGCTCTGTCGACAGAGCCACAAAGGCCGCACGAGAAGCACTCAACTCGTTCACGTCTTATTCCACCCAAGGGTTCAGGTACTACGAATCCAGGGCTAAGATTGTGCTTCCTGGGAGTGTAAGCCTCGGGTCGATCACAGTCAGCAACGGGCAGTTCACGATGGGCAATGCGTTTACAATGCCTTCGTGGGCACCGCTGGCTCACGTCCGGATCGACAGAGCAAGCAACAAGGTCTACCCGATCCTGCTCGTCAACGGGCAGACGATCACGGTGGACACGCTGGAGAACGGGACCTACGCGAATGTCTACATGGAGCAGTTGTTCTTCCCGCTTCCAAGGAACTTCCGCAGGCGAGGAACGTTGTCGGACGGCAAGAATAATTACCCGATCGAGGACATGTCTGGTGGCTCGTTCCAGAGCCTCCAGGACTACTACAGGTGGATTGGGTTCTCCGAGTTGGACCGTAGGTTCAGCGCCATCACGATGGACCAGAGGAACCAAGGCGACCTGATGCTGTCGATCTGGCCTCCGTTCCAAGACAGAATGGAACTCTCGATGTTCTTCGAGCGTTACCCAGAGTCGATGAAGCACCACCGAGTCGGTAACTCCGCAGCGACAATCGGAGTGACCGGAGCCACGGCAACATCCTCTCACGCGATCTTCGACAGCAGCCACGTCGGGGCTGCGCTGGTGGTCGGGATCAACAACGATCAGGAACTGCTAAAGTCCCTGTCGTCGGACTCGTTGGTTCAGACCCAGCGGATCATCCGGTACGTCAGCAGTTCAACGCAGGTCATCCTAGATTCTCCTGTGGACTCGTCTCTCAGTAACCGAGCGTTCTACATCTCGGACATCGTAGACGTGCAGCCAGGGGTCATGACGGAGGCCTACAAGCGACTGGCAGAGTACGAACTTCTTCGGCAGACCAAGGGCAGTAAGGCCGATAAGAAACTGGAGGAGTTCATTCGCCAGTTACAGATGACCCAGTCTGACGACGCTCGGTACAAGGCCTCGGTCGATCCGTACAACACCCCTCACATGGGATATCAGTGGGGCACAGTGACTGGGAGGCCGACCTGATGCACGCCTACCAGATAGGTAACAAGATCAAGGAGATCGTCGAGCAGTTGCTCACGGACCTGACCTCGGAACTCCCGAGCAATCCGGAGATCGCACGGTCGAGCCTGAAGCCCTACGTCAATCTCCAGAAGGGGAAGCCAAACATGGGCAGGGACGATCCCAAGATGAGCATCTGCGAGGGGATCACGATCGTACCGCTGAAACCCAGCGAACTTCCGGGTACGAACGAGCGGGAGGACATGGGGTATCAATACTTCGTGTCAGTGGCACAGGGTACGATGACAGAGGACTTCAGTAGCAACTGGAGAGTTGGCGTCTGGGAACAGAACATTCGCCAACGGTTTCAGCAAAGACGATTGGGAGTTACACTAGATTCTGCTTGTGAACTTGGGTGTACTGTAACAGCCGGTGCATTGCCTGAATGGGCCGAACTGAAGGACGGAGTCGATGCTTCGTTCATGACAATCACCTGCTTCGTAAGAGAGTCCCGACGTGGCTAATAACAGTATCTGTGACTGCGGATCGCAGGGTGGTTTAAGCGAAGTCTGCATTGTCGTTGGAGCCACCACGACGAGGTTCGACTTTGTTGCCGAGAACCTTGCACTCAAGAGTGTTCAGGGTGACGGCGAGCCCATCGTTGGGAACCAGGGGATCACCGGAAGTCTGGACCTGTTCGCGGACCATATCCGGAAGGGGCCAGCGTGGGTTGAAGGCAGTTTGGTGATGAACATGTCTGCCAAGGAACTGGACGTGTGGCTGCCGTTGGTCCTTCGCGGGACCGAGGTATCCGACACACACTTCCCAGGGCTGCTCTCTCCGTCGTTCGACATAATCGTCAAGCGAGACCAGGGAACGTTTCGGTACAACGGGTGCCAAGTCGACAAGTTTCTGATCACGGCGGAGGCCATGTCGGAGGAGCCGAGTCTTGTGACTGCGGTAATCTCGGTCATCGGCAAGGACGAGGTTCAGGGCACTTGGCCGAATCCTGCTCCGGCACGACTGTCAACCAACAACCTGTACTGGCTGATGGCTGACTCGACACTGACGCTCAACAACAACGAATACTCGTTCGAGCGATTCAGTTTGATGTACGACAACATGCTGACTCCGTTGATCCGTAACTCGCTGCGTCCGCTCTGCATCAGGTCTGAGGGCAGGCGAACGATGCTCCAAGCACAGTTGCCGATGTGCTCGAACACACTGGACAATCTGTACTGGACGCCGCTAGACGGTGCCGGGTCGCTCAACTTCGAGTCGAGCAAGAACCTCGGTGTTTCCACAAGCCAGACCAACTTCCAGTTTGCGAGGCTGTACGGACCCAAGGTCAGCCCGGGAACGCGAGGCAAGTCCGAGACGTTCTTGCAGGTCAACTTGCAGTCGTATCCAGGTACGACCCCAGCCACGGACCCGACACTGAAGGTCTACAACAAGTTCCCTGCGTAGGTGCTAAGTGAACCGAGAGGAACAGCGTCTTAACGCTATCGAACTGATGGCACGCCTTGCCACAACCAAGGATGCTATGGCTTCGTTCGACATCGAGGGGCACCAGTGGTCCTCGGGCAAGATCGATGCTGCGGTCAGGATGGAGGATCTCGGTAGGGAGACAGCAAAAGCCACGACCCAGATCGACATCAGCCAGACGCTAACCGACATTGCTACGGACGCTCTGACAGGGTTCAGCACGGAGGAGGCCAAGCAGTCCAAGAGGCAGATCCAGGAAACGCTCAAGCCTACAACTCCGCAGAAAAGCGAGCGGCTCAAGAAGCGGGACCAGGTCTCTCCGGTCAAGGCGTTCGACAGTCCGATCTCCAGGATGGACTACGAGTCGTACCTTGACGCGACTCGGGAGATGGGGTTGAACAAAGCCGAGCCATTTCCGCTAGACCAAGGAAAAGGTCCGAGGCTCAACCGGGACAAGCAAGGACCTCCTGTCGCACCGATGCTCGACATGAATCACTTGCGGAACCTGAACGACGTTGGCGAGGTCCAGACTGCTGTAGACGAGTTCAGCCTTGAGATGGGAAGGTTTGCACAGTCTGTTGCCGATTCGATCAAGACCCTGACTCGCAGGCTGAACTCGCTTTCAAGGTCGCTCGAAGCAGAGGGGCACGACATCCGATGAGCCAGATCTACTTCGAGTACGGATCGTACAAGCACCCTGCCGGAGAGGTGTATCCCAAGCGGATCGAGTTGATCCCGCAGGTGAGCGAGCAGGGATTCCGGTGGGCATCGAAGTACAGGATGCAGATCGGAGGGAACTTCTGCGACGACATCGGGACTCCGCTAACGCCAGCATTGGTCGACACCAAGATCTCCCAACTCGAAGCAGCGTATGTCAACGACTACCAAGACTTCGGGTTCAGGTTCGTAGGCACGGACGTAAAGACTCCGCACTACGTCAACACCAACGATGTGAACAACCTGAGCGGCAACAAGATCGTCAGCGCAAGTTGGGACTACGAATCGCCAGCAGAGTACGCCAACACCAGGACGTTCACGATCGAATTAGAAGCGATCATCAAGCAGTCCTACTCGAACATCCTTGCCTTTCACGAGACGGTGTCAGAGCACGGAGACGGTGGTGCAGACTGGACGTTCAGGACTAGGTGGCAGGGAGTTCCGATTCGAGAGGACATCAGCCAGTACACACCTGTCACGCTGGTCCAACAGGGACGTGTTGTAGGCCTGTCGTCGCACCCGATGCCTCCTGCTCCGTGGTGGCCTGGGGACATGTACGGACCAGGCAAGGTTGTCGAACGAAAGAGTCCGATGATCCTCGGGCATCCTAGTGCAGCCAAGACGGTGTTCTACGTCACTGAATATCGTTATGTTTTCCTTCGGGCAACGGCAACTAACCCAACCCCTGGGATCTGGTACACGTAATGGAAGCGACCCTCAGCAACTGGCCTGAAGTCACATGCTTCGACATCTTTCAGGGTAGCCGTTCTGCTCCTGGGAAGATCGTTGTAGATACGCTAATTGCTGGGTCCACAAACCTCACGTCATGTCCGTTCCAGACCAACCTGACGCTCACGGCACGGAGCACGACATTTCAGTGGAGCGACCTGAAGATTGTTCGGGGTCCACGCCAGAACGGTCCATTCATCCGGACGGTATTCGAGGACTCTCGGTGGAAACTCAAGGATATTTACCTTGCCGAGAACTACAACCAGAGAGACTGCCAAGGGAACCTCTATTCGGCCTCGGAGAAGTCCGTGTCGGACCTGGTTGGGATAATTGCCGCAGCGTCAGGATTGAGCATTACGGTGGCGTCCAGTCCCTCGTACAAGCCTCTGGCTGACTGGAGAGGAAAGCGGGCTGACATCGCATTGGACGAACTCCTGTCTCGTTCCGGATGCAGGATGGTCTACAACCCTGTCAGTCAGACCTACGTCTTTGGACTCATGGGGACAGGGTCGCTTCCGAATCTTGACGAGCGAACGTACCGACAGCCTCCTGCCACTGTAGCCAAGGACTTTGTTCTGTACACGGCACCGGTCACCTACGAGAAGAAGTTCCAGTGTACTGCCAAGGTATGGAACGAATCGAACGTGTTGGAGACGGTTAGTTCCCCAGAGGACGTGTTCACTAACTGGGCAGGGATTGGCAACGCTCGGAAGAAGTCCCGATACCAGCACGGTGCTCTCAGGTTGTGGAAGCCGAACGACTCCAACGTCATGCTCCTTGGCAGGAGAGCATTGTCCGTTGCTCATGGTGACGATGACATCACCTATGCAGCGGCAGTGTTCACCGAACCAACTCTTGCTGGACTACCCAAGGCCACGGCGTTAATCCAGCCCAGTCCTTTCAGCAACGACGCTCTGTCAGTCACGGCGGGTGGTACGGTGTTTCAGTGCCAGCAGCCACGGGTCGAGGTTGACTCCAGCGGGAACGTCAAGACAACTGCGGAGATCCTGTCTGCGTACTACACACTGACCAACGGTGTGCCGACCAGGTCCAGCAAGACGATTGAGATCAGTCCTAACGGAACAGGAAACGTGGTCGTGTTCCACGATTGGATACGACCCGTGTCCAGTACGGAGTCGGACGTGTCTAACGTCGAGTGGGATACGCTTCGAGACGCAGTGGCTGCGAATCTACATGCAGGGCTCTCTGCACAGTCTCAGCACGTCGAGGTCTCGTACATCGCACCCAACGGTGGTGCAGCGCAGGTTGCAGGTTGCAGGTGGACCGGTAAGGTCTTTCCTCAGACCGAGGCTAGGACTGCGTTCGCAATCAACTTCGAGCCTTCGGAGTGGAGGAACTTCTGATGAAACACTCCAGGGCGATCCTTGTCGAAGCCACGAGCACGGCACTTGCTCGGGACGGAGACACTTGCAAGACATTCAACGCCAAGCCTGTACTCGTCAATCAGACCAGCGAATCCGAGGTTGCTCTCAAGGAGGTCAACAAGGAGTTCAAGGTCATCAACACGGCAGAGCAGGATGTTGCTGTCGGAGATAGGTTCGTAGTCGTGCAGGACATCTCGGGCTTCTGGATCAGGCTGGAGCCGAGTGGCGGTGGAGATCAGATTCAGGGTGAGATCACTGCGATCGACGCTGGGACAGGCGACTACGTCGGACTCACTGTGGCAACGATCTCTGTGGAGGTGGCACCGTGCAATCAACCAAGCCTGCTTGGGACGTCGGTTGAGGTTGTGGACTGGTCCGGGTGTGTCTTTGACTTGACAGAAGAAGAACTGCTCGGAGTGTGGGCATGGGCCAACAGAGGCATCGCTCTGTCGCGAGACCCATACGCATCGGAAGGCCAACTAACTCCGTGCCATTGGGTTGCTGACGACAGGTGCTGCGTACCTTCAGAACAAGGCTAACACATGCCAACGCGAAGATGCTGCTGTATCCGGGGATGTCCTCTAGGGTCAGACGACTTTGACCGACCGGACAGCGACAGCCCTGGTCCGAAGTGGCACGAGGTAGAAGGTGACTGGGACATTCTCGGAAACACAATCACCGGTGATGGGAAACTTGCTACCACGATCTGTCATCCCGCAGGGTTCACGGAAGGGTCTTGGCTTGCTGCGTTCGATCTCGTGGATGTCAGGTCGATCTCGGTGTTCAAGGTTGGTGCAGGCAATCCGTCAACGTCAACGTACAGGGTGGAGTTCACGCCATCAGGGATAGACACGCTAAACGCCAAGATCAACGTCAAGGTCATCGGAGACGAGACGATCGACTACGACTTCGCTTGGCCTGTCGGTGTGGGAGGAACGTCGGCGAACATCGTCAGAGCCTACGTCTGCTACCTTCCGAACGTCATGCTGCGAGCGGACATCGGTGCCCCACCAGAGGTCGATGCTTGTGCCGGAGATGACGGTGCTCCTTGCTACAACATCGGAGGAGTGGATGTAGGAGGGTTCTTCTTCGTGTCTGGAAGGTTCGACAACTGGACTTACGACACGACGATCCTCGACAACTTCAACTGCGACCCGTGTGGCTGCTTCTGCTTCAAGCGAGAAGGGCTGCTCAAAGAGTTTGCTTGCTTCCCGGATATATTAACTGTCAACTTTGAGTTGACAGATGGGGATTGCTCCACGCTGGACGGGTTCTCGCTGACACTGGAGAAGGGCCAGTTGTCTCCAGGTGACGGGACTCCGTCAAAGCTGAAGTGGTTCTCTGACGTGCAGACCTGCTCGTATGGAGCGGGTGGAACTTGGGCTATGGTCTTGGAGTGTACTCCGATAACAAAGGACGGAACGAACTGGCTTCTTGCTCCGTCGCTTAGGATCACGGACGGGAGTTACATTTCGTCGACAACGGTGTTCATCTGGGAGTTGACGGCAGGCTCCACTGTCACGCCGAGTTTCGACTTGTCTACATGCAATCCTTTGTCGATGGTGTACGAAGGACTAAAGGTTCAGTCTCAGTTCGGTCCATGCGGAGCACCAGGTCAGTTCGGGTACTTCCCGTTCTGCTGTCCTGTCCCGGCTGGCCAGGACTGCTACACGTCGATCCCGAATATCAAGTTCAAGATCACTGTCACGGAGTAGTTGATGACAGGTTGCGAGTGCAGCGATTCAGGGTGGTGCGACAGGCACAAGTGCAAGAAGTCCGACAGGATGCTGCAACTCTGCCAGACCAGAGAGAACTACTGGACCGCATGGGAGAACGGTATAGGACCTGGTCAGAAGTCCCGTGGACTGGGAGACACCGTAGCCAAGGTCATCAACGTCGCCACAGCAGGACTGGTCCAGCCTTGCGGTAGTTGCAACAAGCGGAAGGAGAAGCTCAACGCCTTGCTTCCCTACCGGACTCAGCAGCAGTACGAGCCGATCACCAGGCGGAACCTGATCTACCACGTCCACCCAAAAGAGGGGTACAAGGATCTGGTCAGGGAGATCTCGAAGCACCGAAGGACCTTCAGCGGAAAGGTCGTTGTGGCTGTAGGTGCAGATCCGGATCACGATGTTGACTCGATCTTGGACTTTCTCGGCGAGGAATTGAACCCACACGAGATCATGGTCCTGAATAACAATCCTGAAGTCCGGGAGACGGCCACGTTCCAGAGGCTCCTAGAATCGATCCTAAGCGACGACAGCGGCACGGCGACGTTCTACTGCCACACCAAGGGAAACTCGACGGCAGACAGCAAGGACGGGGCTAGGAGGTGGCGTCAGGTCATGATCCAGAGACTGCTGTTGCATTGGTCTGACGCGATGGAACACCTGCGGAGGTACACGTTCGTCGGGACCCACAAGATGATCTGGCCTGAGAACGCACTTCCACCGTACCCAACCAGGCTCCGAGCCAAGCACCAGTGGATGCACTCGGGGACGTTTTGGTGGTTCCGGAACGACCGGGTCTCGGAAGCGTACACACCGGAATCGATCGTCTGGGATAGGTACGGCGTCGAGGCGTGGCCGTCACAATTGGTCCACCACGAGGAAGCGTATTCCATGTGGCAACCGTGGGGAGAAACCGAGGATGCGTACCCCCAGCGTAGTCCGTATGACGCCAGATTGTACGACCAGGATTTCTCCAAGTAACCGGAGATTCGTTGCAGTTCCTCGGGAAATCTGGTCCAATGTCCACCGTGTAGCAACCTAACCAGGAGACGAGTGATGGCTGAGTTTCAAGACGCTTTCAAGAAAGTCAAGAAGTACGGGCAGGCAGCGGCTGGACTCGGTCGCGGACTGATGTCTACGGTCGGGACTTCTGGCGGGCGTGCATTCCAGCAGGGAGTGAGTGCTGTCCAAGGTCCGTTATTCCAGGCCGGAACGCAGATGTACGGACAGATGCGACCAGGATCTACGATGCGAGACTTCATGGGTGTCGGTGCCGGTCTCTATCCTAGTTACATGAGAGACCAGATGTCTGGATTAGCATCTGGTGTTGGATCGGCAATTACTGCAACCGGAGAAGCAATCAACAGGAACCTGCCAACCGATCCGATTGTCACAGCGCTGCCTCCGCGTCCGACTCAGGTCAGTTCCGGAGTTCCCAGGGTGACATCGCTTAATGATGTCGCTTCAACTATTAACTTCCCGTATAGGACCGAAGGGAGGCGAGAGAGCACTAACGTTGTCCGAGCACCGATGATGACGCCATCAGAGATTGAAGCAGAAAGGCAAAGGCGTCCTTTTGAATCCAATCCTGAAATGCGGTCACGCATGTTCCTTCCGGGCGGGATTCAAGGACCGCTGCCTGAATCTGTTGGTCAAGCGTTTGACGAGCGAGGTCGCCAAGTTCCTGGATACCTGCAAAATCCAGAGCGACTTCGTGCAATCGCCGATATGTACAAACTTGCTGGGATACCAATCCCTGAAGCCGTTTCCAGGATACTCGATCCGTACATGCAAGCTAGATCGACTGGTCAGCTAGCAAGCCAACTCGAACAGCAGCAACTCGCAGGTCAAGGCATGTTCGCAGGTCCGACTCCGCAAGAGCGTGCTCAATTCGGAGCCGATGTTCAGCAACAGATCCAGCAGAACCCAAGTCCAGTCAATCAGTTCATGGACCAAGAGATGATGGGCAGGACGCGAGAGGGCCAAGCGATGGGCTTGCGTGACCTACAGTCTGCGTTCCTGTCTCGGCCGATGCAGGGTGGCATGGTCCGTGGATCTACGGCAGACACGATGCGAGACCGAGAGCAACGACTGGCGATGCTTGGTGGAATGAATCCTCCGCGAGATGTCGGTGCCGAGTTGACTCAGACAAGATCTGAACAGGACATGGCGATCGACGAAGAACTAGCCAGGCAAGGAATGACTCCGGAAAAACTTGCAGAGGTTGCACGACTGAGCGGAAGGCCAGAGCTTATGCAAGGTGGCCGTTCTGCAAGGTCGCTGCTTGCACCGGGAACCGTCATTCGCGGCATGGGTGGCGGTGGTGTTCCGTTCACAATCGCTCGCGGACAAGAGGAAACAAGTGCTCGTCGAGAAGCACGACTTGCGTCACTTCCGGCACGTCGAGAGCGAGATCGAGCGGCTGTTCGTGGCAGACTTGCTAATATGCGGCTTGGTCGCAGAACGATGGCTGCTAACCAGTTGGCTGCACAACAGCGTGCAATCGACATAGCCACCAATCCTCTCGTCAACCC